AAGGATGATATTGTCTGTCAGGCAACAGTTCTGGTTACATATATATACCAATAAGGCGTAAGCCTTTGATTATAAAGGCGTAATATGGAGCTTTACTTTTTGGAGAAGCTCCTGTAAACTCCCAAGGTTTCAATGACATAGGAGTTATTGGTAGTTATATGTATGGTCGAGATAAAAACAACAAGGCAAACGACATCCTGGGGAAGATTAAGGGGCTAACTAAGAAAGCCATCTACGAGCAAATAAAGACTGGTTCGATACCCAAGGAAACTCTCCTTAACAGGTGTCTGGCACTCATAGAGGCCATTCAAGGCCTTACAAGTGTAACAGTTAGACAGAGGAATAGAGCGCTCAAGGAAGCGTGGGATGTGTACCTGATGCTTACAGACTTCACAGGCCCTGAGAGGCCGGATTATGATTCTACTCGAGAAGTAGGCTTGCACATGGTGGACAAGAACAGTATAGTGGTGGACTATGAGCTTCCTGCCGTCTTTAGAGGGGGCCTAGGTTATGCCCAGGTAAGCTGGAAGCATAGTTTTCATGGGAAGGAAGGGAAGGGTGCAGTCTGGGGGAACCAGTATTGGCAACCCGAGAGAGCTAAGAGAAATGGTAAGAAATCACTTGCAGACACTGACTACTGGGCAGTCAAGAAGAGCTGAAAGGAGACAGTTTATGGCAGAGAAAGAGAATATCGAGCATGTTGAGAGGTGTTTCGGCTTGATTAACGATGAATGCACAGATATCATTGATTACATAGCTGAATGGAGACGTGATGGTAGGGATCGGGCTGATCTGGACTACCACACTGACCTTATCAAGGGCTGCATTGGGTATCTGAACGATCATCTGGAGGATTTGGAGAATGAAATTGGTAAGCTAAGTAAAGCTGAGTTGTAGCCGCTTATAGGGAATCTTCTGTCCTCTTGAGGGAAAGTCGAATAAACCGACATATAGAAGAGAGGTCTATACGGACGGAAGTTGTTTTAACGAGTAGTAGACGGGTATAGGAGAAACGCTGTGGACGTGTTGAATTCTGAAGTACTGGCTCCCTATTATCAGATAGAGGATGAGCAATGTATAAAGCCTGCGAACGAGTTTACGCAGGAGGTTCTTGATTACTATCTGGTTGGGGAGCACGTTACTGGTGTTGCCCTCCCTTGGGGTAATATAGAAGACAAGTTTAGGCTCAGGAATGGTGAATGCACCATCGTAGGTGGTATAAACTCGAGCGGTAAATCTCTGGCTTGCGGTCAAATCCTACTAAACGCAATGGAGCAGGGAGTTAGTTGTCTCTCTATCTCCCTCGAGATGAGTCCTAAGTCCCAGTTGGCTCGTATGTGGCGTCAGGCCTCTCTCTTGCTGAAGCCCACTATAGACTTTGGCCTGGGATTCAACGCTTGGGCTCGTAACAAACTCTACTTCTTCGACAAGCAGGGTAGTGTGAACCTGGACATGCTCCTAGCCGTCATAAGCTATAGTCGGGATATGTATGGCACTCAGCTTATTCTTATAGATTCCCTCATGACGATTGGCGGGATCGCTAACGATGACTACACGGCTCAGAAGAACGTAGTCTGCCGCTTAGCGGATGCCTGCAGAGACTTGGACTGCCACATCATCCTTGTCTGTCATGCCAGGAAATCTATGAGCATTAGAGATAAAATAGACCGCTTCTCAATCAGGGGTGCAGGAGAACTAACAGATAGGGTTGACAACGTAATACTCCTTGGGCGATACTACAACGATGATCCCAGTGAGGCTGATGCGTACATGGCAATCTCTAAAGCAAGGCACTGGGACATGGCGGAGTGTGAGTTTGACCTCTGGCTGCACTTAGAGTCCCTCAATCTCACAACCGAGCATCAACTTCCACGGAAGATAAACATGGACGACGAGGAGCTAGACTCTTGAAAAAGCGCGGACAAACAGTTACACTAAAGAACAACGAGACAGGGCGGGTTGTTGAGGCTAAAGTGATCCTATCCGACAGCAGACAGGGGTACCTTGCAGAAGAGATAGGTCAGCCTTACCGCAACTTTTTTGACTACGCTTGGGCATGGTACAACCTCAACGAATGGGAAGAGGTGCTCACTTAACTATGGATAAGACCTGGAAATCATTTGAACGACGCGTAGCTAAGCGCACTGGAGGGGAGAGGATTCCCGTCTCAGATAGAAGAACTCCTTTAGATGTAAAGCATCCCTATCTTGGGATAGAGTGCAAGTACCGGAAGAAGATTTCTAAGTTCATCAAGGACGCGATGGCTCAAGCAGTAAGGGGCTCGGGAGAGGATTTGATACCTACTGTTATCCTTGGGGAGTACAACAACTCTCAGATGTTAGCACTGGTCCGCCTCCCGGACTTATTAAACCTATTGTCAGCGGCTCTGGGAGACTCTACGCCACCGCTTGGCGAAGGGGACGACTATGATGTTCCCTCTAACTACGGAGGAACAGACCCCGAATGACATCCCTATACCAAGACTACATCGCTATCTCTCGTTACGCAAGATATCTACCTGAGAAAAAACGGAGAGAATCGTGGCCCGAGACAGTAGACAGGTACATACAGTTCTTCTCGGACCACACAGGACAGAATCTTTCCTTCTTGCGTAAGCCGATTGTCGAGAAGGAGGTGCTTCCCTCCATGAGAGCAGTTATGACCAGTGGGAGGGCATTAGAAAGAGATCACGTTGCAGGCTACAACTGCGCCTACGTTGCTGTAGACCATGTTAGGGTATTCGATGAAGCCCTCTACATTATGCTGTGCGGTACTGGCCTGGGCTTCTCTGTGGAGAGGCAGTATATAGCCAAGCTCCCGGAGGTAGCGGAGGAATTCCACCATACTGATACGACTATTGTTGTCAGTGACTCCAAGCTAGGTTGGGCAAAAGCCCTAAAGGAACTGGTTGGAATGCTGTATTCTGGGATCATTCCCAAGATAAACGCTGCTAATGTAAGACCGGCAGGCGCTCCTCTCAAGACATTTGGCGGAAGAGCGTCCGGCAGTGAGCCTCTGGAGAGGATGTTTCGGCACTTTATAAGGGTTTTTGAGAACGCTGCAGGCAGAAAGCTCACCTCTATGGAGGTCCATGACCTCATTTGCCATGAGGGAGAGGCTGTCTTAGTAGGTGGTGTACGCCGGACTGCGCTAATCAGTCTTTCCAATCACTCCGACGAGAGGATGCGTAATGCGAAAAGTGGACAGTGGTGGACAGAGAATCCGCAAAGAGCACTTGCTAATAACTTAATATGCTTTACCGAGCAGCCCGAGGTGGGCGCTTTCATGCGTGAATGGCTATCTATATACGAAAGTAGGTCAGGTGAACGTGGGGTCTTCAACCGTCAGGCTTGTAGAGATATGCTCCCCGAGCGGAGAGACGCAAACCATGACTTCGGTACAAACCCCTGTTCGGAAATTGTACTCAGACCCGCAAGTTTCTGCAATCTCAGTGAGGTAGTAGCGCGGCCTGATGATACTATCGCTACCCTCAAGAAGAAGGTGGAGTACGCAACTGTCCTGGGGACGATACAGTCTACCCTGACTGACTTTAGATACTTACGTGCTATCTGGAAGCGTAACTGCGAGGAAGAAAGACTGTTAGGGGTGTCCTTTACCGGGATATACGATTGCCCCGCCCTCTATAACGCTACGCCTAAAGAGCTCGAGTCGCTGCGTAACCATGCTGTATCGACTAATGAGAAGTGGGCCGCCCGCCTAGGGATTCCACCTTCGGCAGCAGTTACCTGTGTGAAGCCCTCCGGTACGGTGAGTCAGTTGGCAGACTGTAGTTCAGGCATCCATCCCGCCTACAACGATTACTACAAAAGGGCTGTGCGTAATGACAAGAAGGACCCATTAGCACAGGTTATGATCGACGCTGGTATCCCTTATGAAGAGGACAAGCAAAACTCAGAGGCCTGGGTGTTTTATTTCCCAATGAAGTCTGACGGGCTTACACGCAAAGACATAAGCCCTATTTCCCAATTGAACACATGGAGGAGATTTGCGCTCCACTGGTGTGAGCACAAACCAAGCATGACCTGTTACGTAGGGGAGAGTGATTGGCCCTCTGTCGGGTCTTGGGTGTGGGAGAACTTCAGGATGGTGAATGGTATCTCCTTCCTCCCCTCTGCGGATGATGACCACATATATGAGCAGGCCCCTTATCAGGATATTAGTAAATTAGAATATACTAATATAGTGAAAGAGATGCCAAAAGAAATAGACTTCAATTTCGAGGAAAACGTAGACAATACCACAGCCAGTCAGGAGTTGGCCTGCACAGCAGGGGTCTGTGAGATATGAGTTTAGCTAAAGACAAGCGCTGGCAAAACAAGGACTACCTCAAGTTTGTCAGTGAGATGCCCTG